ACTGATATCATGTTGGGCGTTAGCAATATGTCGCATTATAAAGTTGTTAACCGATCGGGTAATATGGTAGTTACTCATATAGTATCCAGTTTATCCAGTATGGTAGCTATATTTTGGAACTTGAATGAATGTATACCATTTGACAAAAAATGGAAAGCCGGTGATGAGTTTACTAGCCCAATTAGGTTGATTCGCAAAAAGAATGGGTTTGGTATGTATGTGGTGTCGCATACAACAAACGGTAAAGTATACGTCACTCTCAAAGAGGATCCAACGTGGCTTATAAAAACAATAGACATAGGCACTGCAATTGCCACACACGGACTAGGCCCAATTCCTATTGTATTGGACACTGATAGAAATTATAGCATTTATGTGAGGTATGATGCAGCGTAATATAAGTGAGTTTGATTTTGTGTTTCTCAGCTATGATGAGCCCAATGCTGAATTGTTATATGCAGAATTAGTGAATTTAATACCGTGGGCAAAACGTGTACATGGTGTCAAAGGGTTTGATGCTGCACATCGTGCATGTGCAGATGCAGCAGACACCGACTTCTTTGTAACAGTTGACGGTGACAATCGTATAGATCCTAAATTTATGGATGTCACACTTAATATAGAGCGTGGGCAAGACAACCATGCATGGACATGGGCCAGTCGCAATCACATAAACGGTCTTGTATATGGCAATGGCGGACTCAAATTGTGGAGCAAAGACTTTGTACGTAATATGAATAGCCATGAAAACAGCGACGATGATGCAGGCAAGGTTGATTTCTGTTGGAACAACAAATATCACGACTTATTTGGCACGTACAGTACCAGTGTAACCAACAGCAGTCCGTACCAAGCATGGCGCTCTGGGTATCGCGAAGGTGTTAAAATGAGTCTAAATGCAGGTCGTAGAATCAGTCCACCCGATTTTATGCGAACAGTGTGGGTTTATAATCTTCATAAACTGCTGATATGGTGCAGTGTTGGCGCCGATGTTGAAAATGGTATCTGGAGCATATACGGTGCACGGCAAGGCGCATACGATTGTAACCTAACAGACTGGGACTATACTCAAATACACGACTATAATTGGTTTAAAGACAAATGGGATACTGTTAAAAATACCGATCCTGAAAGTAGTTCGCGCCGCCTTGGAGAATTGCTACGTACCGGGTTGAATATAGATCTTGCAGACTTTGATGCACAGCAGAGTAAATTCTTCAAACGTGTCTATATTAATCCACCAAGACCGCTTGTTAGCTACGACATGATATCTCACATATCTGCTACAAAAATCTGATATATTATTAAAGTACCGATCAATGTACGATATTGTATATGTAAATCTGTCTGATAATTTAGTAGGCTACAATCTACTAAAACAGCAATATCCTCATGCGATATTGCTTGATTCGTATTTTGGTATAGTGGACACATTGCAGCGTATAAAGCATTTGTGTTATACAGACATGGTTTGGTTGGTATCTGACAATTGGACTACTGAGTCAGGTGATATAATGTCGTGGCGACCGTTCGACCATGATAAACTGATATACTGGTCTAACAGTTTGCACACATTACCTACAATGGATAGTATCAAACAAGGCGACGGTAGTAGCCTTATCAATGGCAGTTATCTATTGCCGTTGGCATACGAATGCTCACCGCATGAGTTAGAAAACTATGCATTAATCAATGTATCCATTGTCACTGGTGCCAGTCCCAGTGTCCAGCCGTTTGATATATTCTTTGTTAGTTATAATGAACCCAATGCAGATGACAATTGGGGACGCTTGCGTTCTAAATTTCCCAACGCCAAACGAGTACATGGGATAAAAGGTATTCACAACGCACATCGTCGTTGCGCAGAGCTATCATATACATCAATGTTTTGGACAGTAGACGGCGACACAGTGATCGATGACGGATTTGAGTTTGACCGTTTTATACCAGTATATGATATGAAGTATCTACACTTGTGGTATAGCAGAAATCCAGTCAACGGCCTTGCATATGGATACGGTGCTGTAAAGTTGTGGCCTACAAACGCAGTTCTTGAATTTGATAAAAATTGGTTAGATTTTACCACCAGTGTTGGCAATATCAAGATTGTAGACGAGGTAATTGCTACTAGTGCATTTAATACAGATGCGCAGTCTGCATGGCGCAGTGGGTTTAGAGAAGCTGTTAAACTGTGTGTAAACGTTGTAAACAGCGACGACAATGAAAGCCTACAGCGACTACTTGTATGGTTGACAGTGGCAATGCCAGTTGAGTATGCTATAGACACACGTGACGGTGCTATAGACGGCGTTGAATTTTATCTATCCTCATTGAAAATTGACGATTTGAAAATCATTAATGATTTTGATAAATTACAGGCTGTATTTGACCACAGAGTAATCAGGACTGGTTATGATAGCAATGCAGATCGTGTGTTAACATTGCTTAAGGCACACACACTTGTATGACATTGTTTTTATCAGTTACAAAGAATCCAATGCAGAACAAAATTGGCAATTATTGCGGGATCGTATGCCATATGCAAAACGTCTGCATGGTATAACAGGTTTACATACAGCACATGCTGTTGCTGCTAATATGGTTAGCACACCTATGTTTTATGTAGTAGACGGCGACGCGATAATAGATGCATCTTTTAATTTTGATTATAACGTCACTGACAATAAGTTGGGATGTGTGCATGTATTCCGTGCTAAAAATCCAGTTAACAATCTAGTGTATGGCTACGGTGCAATAAAACTGCTTCCTACCGCAGATGTATTAAAAGTATCGTCTACACCCGTGAAACCAGATGTTACAACTAGCATAAATCGCAAATATGAAATAGTTAATATTGTATCCAACATTACAAAATTTGATACTGATCCATTTAATACTTGGCGCAGTGCATTCCGAGAGTGTGCCAAACTCAGCAGTAAAATAATACCAGAACAACAGGATCGTGAAACTGAACACAGGCTTAACATATGGTGTACATTTGATAATAATACAACTTATGGTAAATGGTGCATACATGGTGCAAATTCTGGTAAAGAATACGGTGTCATTAATAGAAGCAACGATACTGCATTGATGCTGATAAACGACATGAATTATATGCGGCAATTATTTGATCGTTGCAGTGTGAGTATATAAACATGGTAACATTAAATGACATGAAAATTGATAACCAAACTGGTAAATTTAAGTTATCAGAATTAGATGTGTTTTTTATCAGTTACGACGAACCCAATGCAGAAGCCAATTGGAAAAATCTATTAACGCTACATCCTGCTGCAAAGCGAATACATCAAGTACAGGGATTCGACCGAGCACATAAAATATGTGCATTGTCTAGTACCACCAAACGGTTGGTGATTGTAGACGGCGACAACTGGATCAACTCAGGTGCGTTTGATCAAACGTTGGATGATACAGATTTGCCTAACGTGTGCTTTAGTTTTAAAAGCACAAATGCAATTAATGGTTTAGAATACGGCAATGGTGGCATTAAAGTCTGGGACAAAGATATACTGCTTGCTAGTAATACACACGAGTCGTCTGATACCACTGATTTCTGTTGGGATATTCAATATTATCAGATTAATTATAAAGCAAGTACTACTGTACAAAATTGCACACCTTTTCAAGCATGGCGAGCAGGATATCGCGAAGGTGTCAAGTTGAGTTATGTCAATGGTGAACCTGTTGCAGATTGGCATACACAACAAAAGTTGTTGTGGCGGGGCAATACAAGTAAATTGTCTGTTTGGTGTACAATTGGACGCGATGTTGAAAACGGTATATGGAGTATGTTAGGTGCTAGGCAGGGACTATTTGAAATAATCAGAGGTAAAATTAAAAATACTGCTATCAACGACTACGATTGGTTTGTACAAAAATGGCAAAATGTAAAAGACAACGATCCCGATAACTTAGCAAGAATGATTGGCACAGAGTTATCATCGTCTTATAATTTTATAGTACCTGAGTTTGATAGCACTAACAGTATTTGGTTTAAGAATACCTATATAAATCCAGTAAGACAAGGTCTGATGAAATGACAATGCAATTACATGATAAAAACATTTTAGTGCAGCTTCATAATGATCCTGGCATTATAGGATTTATTTTAAAATTAACTGATGCCGATGCTGCTGCATTTAAACAAATTCTGGTATGGCCGCGCTCATTGATAGGTATGCTATCTAACAGCAATCGTAGCGTTATTGAATTTTTAAATAGGTGTACAGAGACCGATATCAATGCTATATCAGAAATACTAGATTGGTCGCCTGCATTTTTAAGTATGGTGGCTAATAATACTCCTTTTATAGAGTTACTTAATAAGTCTATGTTAGACGATGTAAGCAGCATCCGTAGTATCACAGCTTGGCCACCATCTTTGCTGGGAATGTTGTACAACGACAAACATAATATCATTGAATTTGTTAAAAAGTGTACTGCTGATGAACTTGCATATATTCGCGACATGTTGCAATGGCCGCCAACTGTGTTTGCATTGTTATCTAAAAATGACAGGGTGTTGAAGTTCTTAAATAGAATCAGTGACACAGAACTGGCTAGCATGCCACACTTTATGAACTGGTCTAATGTATTGATGTCTCGCTTACGAGATGAGCCACATCATATTATGGTTATGCATAAGATGTGGGACTTGGTGCCTGATATGCAAGTATTTCTAAAAACATATTTTACAGTACATGATCATGCAAATTTCAATAAAAACGAAATGTTGGATGCATTTAGCAAAGGTCAATTAGACAGCAAATGCTGGCTCGTTGACACTATTGCACAATTAGAGTTGCAACTTGGCAGAACATGGACACTTTGCGGTTGGATAGGTACGCTAGCATATCTTATGTTTGCACGCGGTGATCAATTGGGTACTGATACCATACGTAGCTTTGATATAGACGATGCATGCCATGCATTAGCCGATACAATGAACAGAGCCGAAGTTGTAGACGATTGGCGATTTAAAGCTGCTACTCTAGATGTTAACTTACTGCAATATGATAACTTTATCTATGATACTGTAAAACGTGATGGTTCTGTGCAAGAATTATGTGAATCTGCTGACACAATTATTAATACCAGTTGTGACCATATGCGTGACAATACTTGGTGGTCTTCTATACCAACTGGCAAGTTAGTAATACTGCAGAACAATGATTTCTTTGAACATGCGGACCACGGCAATTGCTGTTACAGCATCAGCGAATTTAAAACAAAATATCCTATTCAGACAATTCTGTTCGAGGGTGTACTCGATTGTACACTGTATAATAGATTCATGCTAATAGGATATAAATGACCATCGATTTATCAAATCTTACAGCTAGACAATTACAAGAAGAATCTGCACGAGTTTTAGCAGCAGGCGACGGATTTGACAACGGTGAATTGGTAAAATTTAACAAGTTAGCAAATCACGATAGCCATGCATGGTATCGTGCTGTAATTGCATGTTATGTAGATCAGTATGGCAATTTACCTAGTATAACAGGTCCTGGCAAAACAGTTAAGCTGTTGCTACAACAATCAACTGTTACTGATATTAAATCTGCACAAGTGTATTCATACGAATCCATACGGTCTGTGCATCTAGAACTAACTTCTAAATGCAATGCCAGTTGCCCTATGTGTGCTCGCAACAAATTTGGCGGGCCTGATAATGAATTTTTACCCAACACAGAACTAAGCCTTATAGATATAAAACGTATAATGCCTATTGATTTTGTTCAACAACTGAATAATGTGTACATGTGTGGTAACTATGGCGATCCAATTGTAGCAACTGATATGCTAGAAGTATTTGAATGGTTACGAATTGTTAATCCGGGTATCAAACTGGGCGTGCATACCAATGCCAGTGCAAAAACTGTAGGATGGTGGTCCAAACTTGGTAAGTTGTTAAGTAAGCCAGGTGATTATGTAAAATTCGGTATAGATGGGTTAAACGATACCAATCATATATACCGCAGGGGGACACATTGGC